GTATGGATTCTAAACTCACCCATGAGACGCTGGTATATGAGCTTCAATCGCTCTTAGCAGCGGCTGCTCTGGAGGGCTTCATCTTCCGGCTTTCTGACAGCGATGTCAGGAAAATGGACGAAAACACCCTTCGCGAGTGGCGAGAAGAAGTCCGTGCCTTCCTCAGATTGGTTAGGAGGGTACGTTGAGACCGGTCGGTTCTCTGTCCCTAACACGGGACTCCAGAGGCTGCACCCCGCGAGGGGGTGGCTGATGAAACATGCACCTGTACTAACTCCCTTGACCCCTATAAGTCTTAACTGGGGGCCACAGGTGGGTGCGTACCAAAAGTCCGTACACTACAAGTCTCGGCCGCGCTACATTGTCACTACTCCCCTTAAACAAGGGATTGTGACCATGCGCGACAAGACTGGCGATCCTAGCTGGCATTACCAAATGTCGGTGACGGAGCAGCCTTACTGGGGTGTATACCAGGAAGGAGGTTCAACTCCGAACTGGGCGACTTCGGGCGATCTCTACAACGCCGCTTATGGCAGGTTCGTCTCAAAGATGAACATGTCTGACGGCAAGAGTGAGCTAGGTGCTGGACTCATCGAGTACGGGAAGACAGCGGAATTTGTCAGGGACAAATTCAACACTCTCGAGGATTATGTCACGAACATCGACAATTCCAAGAGGGTGCCGGCAAGAAAGAAACTGCTTGCCGCGTTGTCCCGCAAGTCTAGGGATCAGAAGTATCTTGATTCCCTGAGACGTGCGGCCTTTCGTGAGCGATGGGCAATACCGCGCTGGCTTGGCTCACGCTGGCTCGAGGCTTGGATGGTGATCGCCCCCACAATCGGGGACGTGACCAACAGCCTTGCGGTATTGGCCTCTGACTTGCCGCCAAGGCGAGTCCGAGGTAGTGCCAAGGACGCGTATTCTGGCTATAAGCCATGGACGTGGTCGGACCTAAGGAGGTACGGTCCCTATGCTGGCACTAAGAGACTGGCAATTACTGCGGACGTGCGGGTTACCAACCCTAACACGTACCTAGCCAATCAACTTGGGGTTCTGAATCCGTTTACAATAGCGGGTCAGATCACTCCTTGGAGTTGGATGGTCGGTTGGTTTGTGAATTGGGAGCAAGTCCTCAATTCATGGACTGATTTCGCAGGTCTGTCGGTCGATAACACTTGTATTGTTCACAAACACGAGATCGAGGGGGAGCTGAGCTTCTCCTACTACTCGTCATACAAATGTTCCTCCACAGTGTGGGCGAAATCCTACGGCAGGATGCCGCAAGGCGGACTGTCTTTGCCTACATTGTCTGTTACTCTCCCTAATAAGTTGAGTATCAGTCGAGCGGCGACAAGCATATCGCTTATCGTCAACCTACTCACCAATAGAAGGTAGTTAAATCATGCCCACTATGGCAAGTATCACCGTCAAAGCGAACGACGGAACGACCGATGTGCCGTTTGCAGCCCTCGCCGGTTCGTCTGGCGAGACCGTTCCCGCGAAATGGCGTAACGACGCCGCTGGCGGGATCCCGGCATACCGCAAACAGGCGAAGCTGACCGCGAAAGCGGGAAGTGGATCCAAGCGGGTGACCGAGACGCTTGTCGTGTTCCCCATCACGAGGACCGACAGCAACGGCAACGTCACACAAGTGTCCGCGCATACTGTGCGGACCATCGCGACGATCGACTATTCCGACAGTCAGTCTGGGATCGACGAAGCCGTATCGCAAGGTACCAACTTTGCGGCGGCGGCGTTGCCCAAGGCTGCCATGAAGGAAGGGTATGCGCCCCGAGGCTAATCCTATGAAGGACCTTGCCAAGGCGCTACTGCGAGTCCTCGCCACCCGGGCGACTGGGTGGTGGGCCGCAGGAATCTCGCTTCTCCTCGTTGTTCTGGGAGAGGCGAGCCTACCCACTGCGATCGACATACTCCGGCAACCGCTGGGGTAAGTCGCGATTCGGAGGTTGATGATGGACCACGTTCTACTCAACCGTCTGCGACGATTGTGCGCATACATCGGCTCAGATTTCGCGCGGAGGGTTGATACCCTCCTCGTTGCGCGAGACTGGGATGCCTTAGCAACCCTAGAGGTTAGACCTCAGGACTACGACGATGGAAGTTTAGAGTCGGTATTCTCCTATAAAGAGGATGCTGCCTTAGCCGGGCTCTTTGTCAAGAACAAGGACTTGGCGACCAGCTTCAATCGCCGTGAGGCATCACTCAACAGGTGGTATGAATCAGAGCACCGCTGCGCTCTGACGAACGCGCGATTCTCCAATTATCGCTCGGGGTATTTCCCCGACGTTGATTGGCGCATTGTCCAATTCCTGGACCGTGTGCAAGAAAGAGTCGCGTCGCTCCTTGGACCGTGCCCCAAGTACTTAACTGGGGCGTTCGGGCCAGGATCCACCTTCGAGAGTTCGATTCATCTCGGTCAGGCCAGTCGTTCCCTTACGACGGTCGATAAAATAGACGCGCTATGTGTTACAGCGAGCGCGCTTGAGCTCTCCGGCTACGCTTGTGTAGCAGACCGCTACCTTGCGCCAGAGGCGTTTGGGATCCAAACGTCTCGGAGAGTCGTTGTTCGAGGGAGTCGTTGGGAAAGCGTTCACAAAAACGCTAAGACCGAACGTAGCATCGGGCTTGAGCCCGGTGTCAACGTCTACTTGCAGTTGGGGGTCGCGCGTGCCTTTTGGGCGCCGCTACTCCGCTGCGGGATCGATCTCTCTCGTGGCCAAGAACGTCATAGGTTCCTTGCTAGGAACGCACTCAAACTTGGGCTTGCCACCCTTGATGAGTCTATGGCGAGCGACCTTTGGGCAACCATGGCCGTGCGGTTCCTTCTCGCGCGGTCGCCTCGATGGCTCAGTTTACTAGAGTCGTTGAGAGCTCCTTACATGGAAGTGGAAGGCCGATGGATTCGCCTTGAGAAGTTCTCCTCCATGGGGAATGGCTTTACCTTTCCCCTGCAAACCCTACTATTCTACGCGATCACTCGCGAAGTAGTAGGCGAAGACGGCTTGGTTAGCGTCTTCGGCGACGACATCATCTGCCCCGCCGACAAGGCAGAGGAGGTGATGGCAGCTCTGAAATTCTTCGGCCACAAGCCGAATGAAGATAAGAGCTTTCACGTTGGAGGATTCCGCGAGTCTTGTGGTGAGGATTTCTTTTATGGACAACCTGTCCGTCCTCACTACCTCGAGGAATGGCCCAAGGACCCACCAGCCTGGATTTCCTTCGCCAATGGTTTGAGGCGAAGGGATTCGGGTCACGCGTTCACGAAGCTTCGGCTTTGGGCTCTGCGTCAGATCCCCACCGCTTACCGCCTCGGCGGACCTGAGCGGCTGGGTGATGCGGTGATCCACGGGTACCGGACTGTCACCAGGTCGGTTAACTGGTGCAAGCAAGTCCGTGGAGTGCAGATCGTTGGCAGAGATGTCAGCGTGAAGTACTTCGACTTTTCAAGCTTGGTTACTGCTGCTGTCTATGGAATCTCCTTTAAGACGCATCGGGAACGTATAGGGACACGCCTCACCAGCGAAACTGGCGAGAAGGTGCCTGTGTACGTTTATCACGACGCCGTCCCCACTAGAGGGACGAAGGGTTTCAGGACGAAGTGGTACAACGTTTGTG